CCCCGTCGCGCTGCACGTTTTTTCTTATCGATTACACCCATCGCGATAAGCGCCTGTTCGTGTCCGTCGGCTATAGAATCAAACTCTCTGATTTTATGCTTATCCACAAACTCGTAGGTGGCGAACCTGTACAGCGCGTCTACTTTTCCTGTAATGCTTTGCGCTCGGCGTTATGGAACGCGGCCACCTGTGTACCTAATGCCCTGAACTGGTCCAGCAATTTGTTAAATGCTTCTTTAGAGAAAGGCTCATCGAAGCTCCAGCCGTTTACGACTTCTGCCGCGAGTTGTCGGTTGAGGTCTTCGGCCAGTTCGTTAACCGCCAGGTTATATTCAGTATAGTCGCCGGATTCTTTGGCGGCTTTTTCCAGCTCTTCGAAACGCGCCAACCCGCGGCGGTACGCGATAATGAAAGCACGTCCGGCTTTAACGGCGGCATCCGCATCGGGACTTACAACGTTAAGCCACTCCCCTGAGTCTTCGCCATTTGGCAGGAGAATTGGCATCTTCTTGCCTACCAGTGCTTTCTCTTCGAAATAAAAATCAGAAAGTTTCATTCTTTAATCCTTTGGTTAAGAGGTTACAGGTTAAGGGTAAATGCGCCAGACGGGAACCACCCGCTTTTCGTGTGCGACACTAGGCGCAAACTTATTCTAGCACACTACTTGCACACCCCAATATAATAGGGTACTATTCACTCACACCAACAATGAAGGAGTTTAAAATGTCCAGTTTACCAGTTTCCTTAATTCTGTTTGCACTACTAGCTTATTTTGCACCTTTCCTGGTTGCGTACTTCCGTAATCATAAGGCGAAGTTAGCTATATTCATGGCTAACCTGTTTCTTGGTTGGGCTCTGCTGCCGTGGGTCTTTATTTTAATCTGGGCGTGCAACTCGAATGTTAACGAGAAGTAAGCTAGTATAGGACAAATCCTAAACACGAGGACGTAAGAATGGCCCAGAAGAAAATAACCGACGAACAGTTACAGGAAGAATTGAACGCCGGGATGAAGAATATCGACATTGCCCGTAAATACGGCATCTCCGACCGCGTTATTCGTATTCGCAAAGCGAAGCTGGCTAAGAAAGGCGTAGGCCACGGGCGTGACGTTAGCCATCTCGTGCCGGACGGCTACAAGATTAAAGGAACGTCATCCCTGGTGGACGAGTTCGGCAACACTAAGCTGCAATGGGTTAAGACCGACACCGATGCGGAACGTCAGGTCGAGTTAATGAAGGCCGTAATCGAGGGCATGAAGTCAGAGATTACCCCTGTTGCGCCTGTTAAAGCGACTCGAGCCAAACGCGACGACAAGCTACTCAATCTTTACACTGTATCTGATTTCCATCTCGGTATGCTGGCATGGGCCGACGAGAGCGGCGACGACTGGGATATGAAGATTGCAGAAGACCTGTTCTCCCGCTGGTTCGATGCCGCGTTTCAGAAAGCACCGGATGCTGGAACAGGGGTTATTAACCTGCTGGGCGACCTTGCACACTTTGATAGTCTGGATGCCGTTACCCCGGCGAGTGGTCATGTTCTTGACGCCGACACCCGTTACCAGAAACTTGTCCGCTACATGATTCGCATGGTCCGCCGTGTTGTAGATATGGCGCTCGTTAAGCATAAAAATGTTCGCTTGCTTATTGTGCAAGGGAACCACGACGAGAGTGGCATGATTTGGTTAGCTGAGATGTTCAGTACGCTGTACGACAATGAGCCTCGTGTGTTCGTCGATACGTCGCCGGATGTTTACAAGATGGTGCAACACGGCAAAACGACGTTGTTCTTTACACACGGGCATAAATGCCGGTTTGAGGTGGTCGAACCCATTATGATAGCTAAGTTCAGAAAAGCATTTGGCGAAAGCGAGTACAGTTATGCACATGTTGGGCATCTCCACCACCAAAAGATCGTAGAAAGCAGGAATATGGTAGTGGAGCAGCATCGCACTCTCGCGGCGAAAGATGCATATGCTTCTCGCGGCGGGTGGATGTCGGGCCGTAGTGCAAACGTAATTACTTATAGCGCCGAATATGGCGAGGTCGCACGTTTAACTATTTCACCGGAGATGCTGGGATGACTTCAAAATATGACCATACACTCACCAACACCGCAGGCGATTCCATTACATGTGATGTTTATGATGTGCTAAGGGCCTTCGTTATCCACGACCCCGCGCTACAACACGCATTAAAGAAACTGCTATGCATGGGCGGCAGGGGGCATAAGGACGCGGATACAGACCTTAACGAAGCAATTGAAAGTCTGGAGAAGTTACGGGAGTACCGAAGTAATATTGATGAGTAAGAAAAAGGCCCCGAAAGGGGCCTTAGTTTTATGCGTAGGTTATACGCTGAATAACAATAGACGACTGGTACTGATTGCCTGTGGACTGTCCTTCTATGCTTTGGGTGATTGACTCAGGCCCGCCAATCTCTGGTGTAACCGCCGTAAGTTCCGCGCGTTTCAGGCTGAAAGACATAGCCCCGTTTACCCCCGCCAGAATAGAGTTAATCTCTACCTGCTGCTCGTTGATAAACTTCTGAATCATCGCCATGTCGTACAGTTTACCGGAGATGGAGAAGGTGTTAGCTGCACGGCTACGCTCCACAAACGCTACGTTAGTGTTACCAAGTTCGAACTGTGCGGACGCGCTGTTATCGTTGGTGATGGTCAGACTGTCACAACGCAACGGCGTAGAGCCGTCGAACACGGAAACGTCAACCGAGGAGAATGGCTCGTCACCAAACGTAACAGAGGAGAAATCAGAACCTGTCGGCGGCTCGGTGAGAATCTCCTGGCTGCGCCCGATGAACGGGAAACTGCCCGTTACCATCGCATTAACGGCCTGCTCGACAGTGAAACCGGAAACTTCCACACCTTTAGTAAGCGTGTACGCGTCAGCCCCGCCGCACTGCCCTTTGTACCAGGTGAGAATAGAGAACGTCTTGCACTGGCTTCCTGTTTCCAGTTTATCCCCTGTCTTAGCGGCGGTAGTTACTGTCTCAGTGGTAAGAGTATGTTGGATACCCGCACCTGTAACAACAGTTGCACTTACCTCGGTTACGATAAACGGTTTTGCGTTGTCGCCCGTTAAGTCGGTAAACGCAATCAGGTCGCCCACTTCAATGCCGTCGGTAATAAAGCTGCCATCAGCACGGGTGAACGTCTTGCCCGCCGGTGCGACGGTAATCGACAGCCCGGACAGAAAAACACCGGATTGCCACGTAGAGCCTAACGCGCCCGCTAACCAGTCATCCTGGCTTTTCGAGCTAAGCTCAATAGCATATTCACCACTAACCTGTTTGTTACCGGTGCGGATGGACGTAGTTTCACGGCTGCCATCCAGTTCGTTGGAGGTCAGCGTGTCACGGGTAATGGCAGGAACGCCACCTGTGTTACGCAGCGGCGACCATACCGGGTTACTTGGTGTTACGCCCGGGGTAACTTCCGCCACATAGAATTGCGCGGTATTCGCGCCCTTAAAAGGAGTTGTAGCCATATTCACAGCCTCTTGGTGAATGCAATAAAGTTAATTGACAATGGCCGTTTGGCCCATCCGTTTTCTACAATCAGCGGCCCCAGGCTAACCGATTGAACCTCGGCGCAGATGTCGTTACGTGAAAATGACTTACCTGCCTTAAACGCCGTGTTAAGTAAGTCTGCCATTTTATTGATTGGCGCGCTACCTTTCACCGATGCGTAGTTAATATCTACCTGATAGACGCCAGCGCGTTGCTCGGTGAAGAACAAATCCGCCTGCTCCGTATCCGCCAGCAACATGTAACTCGCCAGATACGCCGTATCGGTTGACGTCGGCGCGTCGATATTTTCGAGCGCGACCTTGATGCCGTTGGCGGTTCCGAAGGCTACCAGCGGCACATCGAACGCTTTTGTTAAGTCCTCAAAGTAGCCCATCATTTCACCTTGTTGGCTTCTTCGTTAATGAGTTGCTGGAATCGGGACACGTTAGTTCTGACAACCCCGGCGGGCGCTTGCTGCGACCAGCCATACTCCAGCCGTTGTGCGTACGGCAGATTATTTGTCAGCGTGAACTCGCGCCAGTCTGCTGCTTTCAGCACGAAACCCGTAGCGTTTCCGGTTGCTGTGGCCCCTGATTTATCGGTAGCATCTGTAACCCCGTAAGCAGGTGTTCCACCAGATGCCATCCAGTTCATACGAAAGCGGCCTGTATCTACCGGACTCGCCTTTATGATAGCGGAAAACAGCTTGATAGACACCTGACGCATCACCTTCTCGGGGTTCTTCTTCGCCTTTTCCACGAACTTAGAGACGTCAAGCGCGAAACTCATTTTCTCACCTGAATAAAGTAGGCCACGACATCATCATTAACCATCTTCTTCTCGATAGCTACGACAGACCATTGCTCGCCGCCGAATTGTACCTTGTCTTCCATCTTCGGAGCGACACTGCAATCGGCTTTAACAATCACGTCACCGGCCTGAATCGTCGTACCGTTTACCAGTCCCGCGTTTACCGGAACTGGAACGGCCTTCAACGGCAGCACTTCATCCGCAGACCAGACGTATTCACCAAGAACTTCATCCCACACTTTCGAGCCAGAGCGAATTAGAGATACCGTGCTACCGAATTTGGTTAGCAGGCGTGTGCCCACGCCTTGCATACGTCTACTGAAAGCTGTACCCATTACGCGGCCTCCAGTCTCGAGATAACCAGTAGCGCGGATGGTGCTGTGCCCCATGCAGTTACAGTAGCCGCTTGCGGATATACACCACCAAAGTTGCTTCCGGCGCTGTCTCGCATAATCTGAACGGCAAACGTCTGGCCTGCGGAGGGGTTAATAACTACACGAGACTCAATCGGGATTGTGGTGTCCGCGCTCACCAGTTTCGTGGCGGCTGGCGAGCCGTACTGAGCGCCGTTAAGGAGAATGCGGGACAACAGGATGGATGTACCGCTGGCCCCTGTACGCCCCGCCTGTAACTTGATGCGAACGGCATAGTTACCCGCGGTGTTAAAAGTAACCAGCCCCGCGGCATTTATCATTACAGGGTCTGACGCGCCACCCTGCGCGGAGCCGAAAGTTAACTGCAACGCCGTATCTACTGCGGGAGGCGTTTGTGTTACGGTAGACGCAGCACGGAGAACTTCAACCTCTTTAACACCCGGAGTGGCGTAAATAGGTGAGTCCGCCATCTGTGTCATTACTTCGCGTAACTTCTCGGGTGTGATAAGCCCGGTGGTGTTATCGGGAAGGTTCGCTCCGATAAGGGTAAACATCTCTGTTTTGGTCTTTGCCATTTTCAGCCCCGGTACACGTTAAACGAGAAACCATTGTTAAGACCGCCGCACAGTAACGGACGTAAGGCGTCGTCAGCAGCGGTAATAGTGGTCGTGGCGCCACTGCTGCCGTTGTTGAAGTAGGTCACTGTCACCGCACCCTCAACACGCTCGGTCTGCACGGAGCGCCCGTCTGAGTTAGCCCGCACTTCCGTACCCGCGCCATATGTGGCGGAGGCGATTACCTGCGCAAGAATTACCTGTTTCGGAATGGCATTGTTCGGTACAGGGAAGCCGTTCAACGTTACCCCAGTGCGGGGGTATGCCAGAGACTGCCCGGCGGATACGCGGCGACCGCACATCTGCGGTTCTGCAAGCCCGACATAAGTAGCACCATTGCGCAGGGCAACCTCCGCGGCAGTATCGTCTTCCGGCAGCTCCAGGCCATAATTAGCCGCTAACGCGCGGGCGTCAGCCAGACTAATGTAACTGTCAGCATTAGGGACGATTTCACCCGTTTCCACGATTAGCGGCATGAATTATTCCTCTGATTTCGCCCGACGCTGGCGGCGCGGTGTCTCTTCTTTAGTCGATTCTACCACGGCACCTTCTGGTGCGAAACGAGCATCTACTACACGGAACCCCCGACGGTTATATTCTCGCTTCTGCTCGATGGTAATCGGCATTGGTACGTATTTAATTTCCACTTTAATTTCTCCTAGTAAAAAGGGGCCGTAGCCCCTTTGTTTTTACCACTAACTGTATCACTTGTCCGCGTCGGCGATTGCCAGAGTACCGAGGGTGTGTTTGTTCTCGGCAACAGCTTTGTCCCAGTTGGTCGCGGTGAACAGTTCTGCGTCCAGCGGAGATTTACCGCCGTTGGCGACATCCCAGCTATAGCCTTTCAGTTTCAGGCCGAAGCTGTAATCCGCCTGCCAGGTGGTCTGGATGCGGGTGTTACCGTTGCTGGTATCAATGTTGCTGATAATGTCAGAAGCATTATCAACGATGATGCCGTTTGCAACTACTGACAGGACCTTAGTCTTGTTCGGAGTACCAGCTTCGTACAGCGCAGGGATGTCGGAGATCACATAACGCTTACCGAGAACATCGACAACCATAACGTTACCAGCAACGAACAGCTGGTTTGCGTTAGTCAGCGCTTTATCTACCAGCGTGTGATAAGCAGCACCAGTCATGATGTCGGTAATCAGCAGCTGAGACTGGTCGCCGAATTTAGCGTGGCTGTTGTTCAGCACGTTCAGGGACAGACCCACGGTTGCAGATACGTCGTTAACCAGCGCGGCCTGACCAGATACCGCCGCAACAGCTGCGCCAACAGCAGTGTTGAGCTGGTCCGCTAACAGTGCGTCAGAGAAGCCTTCGGAAATAGCACGAATCGCGCTCGCCGGGTCTTCGTTAAGCCAGGTCATTTGCGCAGGCTCGAACAGTACCGGTCCGAAGCCGCCAGCGACTTTAACGCCTACATGCTCGCCCTGAGTCAGCGCGGTAGCTGCCTGAGACGCGATAGCGGCGTAACGGTCAACGCGGCGTTTAGCGGAGGCAATCTGGTTAAAGAAAGACTCACGTGAGAAGTCACCGCGCCATGAAGCGGTAGACAGTACAATTGCACCACCGGAGGCTGCGTTAAACTGGTCAGTTTTCTGGCCAAGCAGTTCGATAGTGGTACCGACGATGTCGTCGTTATAAACCTTCATATCTGACAGAGACATATTCTGTTATCCTCGTTTGCCGTATTTGGCGTTAAGTTTTTGCTGGATTACGTCCGCACCACCGGCCCCGCCAGTAGAATTTTTGTTACCGGAAGCCCCGCCGCCGGTTGCTGCATCTGCTTTAATCAGATGCGAAAATGCTTTGTGCTCACGCAGATACTTTTTAAATTGCTCTGCGTCGGTGGTGATGACATTACCGTCTGCACCTGTGAACTTGGTCACAACGTCATCGCCGTCAAATTCGGTCTTGACCATCATAGCGATAATATCCGCTGCGCTCTCATCAATCAACATTCCAGACAACTGGCTGATAACTGATTTACGTTCCGCGCCGAGGATACGCTCAGCCATTTTGCTAATCTTACCGTCTTTCTCGGCGAGTACTGGCTCATACTGACTGCGCAACGTTTTCTCGAATGCCTCAAGTTCGCCGTTCTGTTTTGCGCGTTCCTGTTCGGCTTTCAGCTTCGCATCTGCGGCTTCTTTAGCGGCAGCGGCAGCAGCTTTCTTTTCAGACAAGAGTTTCTCGTTGTTAGCTTTAAGACCGGATACCAGCGCGTCAACTTCTTCTTTTGTAAACGTGGTCTTAGCCTCTTGTTGTTCGATAATTTCGTCTTTCACTTCTTCGCTCATCAGTATGTCCCCTGGACGTTGGAATCCGGGCCACCCGGATTTACATGTCAAGAATAAATTATTCCAACATGCAAGGCAACTATTCCAGAATATTCCTCACGTAATCCTGCAACATGAACACTTTCAGCCGCAGCTGCCGTACACATTCGGCGTTCTGAACGTCGATGGCTAAATCCTCGTCAGCGTCGCTACTTGGCATCGCCAGTTTGCACGGCGGCTGCATCATCGTCGTATCCGGAGATGGAATTGGCGTTTGCGACGGCGCGGGACTTGAGTTGCACGCGCTCAGGGTCAAAAGTGCACACGCTGCGACCAGGCGTTTTGATGTACTTAACGACTTCACGGGTAATCACCTCTGATTTCGTCTTGCCTTCGTTGTCAGCGGCTGCGGCCTTTGATTCATCCTGCTGCTGCCGTTGTGTTTTCTTCGCTAACTCAGCCTGGGCTTTCTGCTGTTGCTGCGAAACGAGATTCGCCCGGCCTTCGCTCCAGCCGCTGCGGTACTGATAGATGCCGTGTGCGTAAGCCAGGATGATGAAACATGCTCCTGCTACGACAGTTGCTTTAAGATTCATGTTTCCCCTTTCTCGATAAGTAAAGCCCCGCCTTAAAGCGGGGCGCTAGTCCTTATCATTTAAACATAGAAACGGCGTAATCTCAGTAAACCAGTTACTTTTTACACAAGCAATAGAGTATGGCCCTTCCGAACGCGTCAGCGTAACTACACTCAGGACTTACGTCCCGCTCCGTTACCTGCCCGCGCCGCGGTCGCTTGTTCACACTTCACAAGCTCAGGAGGAGCTTAGCACACTTTTAGTGAAAAGTCAACTATTCGAATAGTTTATTCCAACATTTACAATTTAGTGGAATAACTGGAATACATAAATAGTTTGCACACCCCGATATAATAGGGTACTATTCAGTTAACTTGAACAGCAGGAGTTAAAATGTTTACTTTGAAACGTGGGGATTGTCTGGAGTTGATGCATGACGTACCAGATAAGAGTGTAGACCTTATTTTATGCGATTTACCTTATGGTACGACGCAAAACAAATGGGATACGGTAATACCTTTCGATGCCCTATGGGGCCATTACATGCGTATTTCTCGCGGTGCTATTGTGCTAACAGCAGCGCAACCTTTCACTAGCGCGTTGATTATGAGTAATGCTAAATTGTTCAAATACTCGTGGGTTTGGGATAAGGCAAATAGCACTGGATTCCTTAACGCTAAAAAGCAACCTTTACGCCGAACAGAGGACGTGGTTGTATTTTATGGCTCACAGCCAACCTATAACCCTCAAATGGAAGTTAGAGGTAAGCCCCGTAAGAAAGGTGGGTATATTAAAAAAGACGGCTCTGACAACTATGGGTCTTTTAAAAGTGTAGAATCTGTTAGTAATGATTACTACCCCACCAATTTGATAGAAATATCTAATGCTAATAGGTCGGAAAAGTGCCACCCCACCCAAAAACCAGTAGCGTTGATGGAATACCTGATTAAGACGTATACAAACGAAGGGGATACAGTTCTTGATAACTGTATGGGCAGCGGGACGACCGGAGTTGCGTGTGCGAACACAAACCGGAAGTTTATAGGCATGGAGTTAGACCGTGATTACTTCCGTATAGCCAGAAGACGCATATCTGAAGCATATAAAACTAAGGCCCCTTAAGGGGCCTTTTATCATTCTGGCTTAGTGACCTTCGCTGCTTTACTGACAGCCTCTACGCCGTCAGCATCGGTAACTTTAACGAAGTATCCACCGACGGCATTAACCGTCAGAGACAACGCCTCTTCAGGGGCGTTGACTACTTCCTTCCCGTCTTTGTACCAGGTAAGCGCATACGGAGCTTTACCCGCCTTAACTTCGACAGAGATAGTGGCGCTGCCGTCTGCCAGTTCGACGTCTTTTGGTTGCACTGAGAAATACACGTCGCCAGCATCAGCCAGATACGGAATTTCATAAAGCATACCAGCCGCGGGCAGCGCAATGCCGGTCTTGTCTGCAAACGGCATATCGTCTACTGGCGTACCTAGTACACTTTCGTCTTCAATAAACACCACGTTCTCGCCGGAGCCAGACACGCGGGCGTACTGGACTACGCGACGCGACGGTACATCAGTTACTTTGAAAAATCCCATCATTATTCCTCTTTCAGATAATCAGCAACACGTTTATCGAGTTCCGCCATCTGCTTAAGCGTGAGCGGATTCCAAAAACCATCTACAGATATTACGCGAAACTCTTCCGGTGATATACCGCTGTTGCGGAAAATCTTACCGCGCACCGGGCCGAGCGCCTGGTCCTGGAACCACGCTGGTTGTTGTTTCAGGAACTCGTAGTAAGTGGTGTCTGCGCTTACCTGAGTACCGCCGTCCGCACCCTTAGCCGCTCGTTTCGCACCTTTATCGAGGAAGTCGAACTCGGAACTGATTACCGGAGCTGTGCACGATCGACAGTTAGGATGGGCGGGGGGCATCGGCCCCTTACCAATTTCCCACGTCATTCCGTCTCTGGCTCTGCAAATCGTACTGGTACGACTGTCCAGCGTCGACACCCACTCGTATTTCTCGATGATGTCGTCGTTCTGGCGATACGTCTCGTTGCGGGCTTCGTTGGATACGTGGGACAGCGCGGTGCGGATTACGGTAGCGGCATTACGTTCAGAGATGTCCGCCAGCCCACCAGCGCCAACAACATTCTTAACAATCTGCCGTGTCGTTTGACCTTGTACAAAGCCCATCTTAACGCCGGTTACCAGGCGCGATACTTCTGTTTCACCCCAGCCATCCATCAGCTTAGTGAAATCGACGGGCTTGTCGCTTAACGATAAGGGTTGAAACTCGGCGGCGGCCCACACTTGTTCGGCGGTTGGCGTAACAAATTCCGCATTTACGTTGGCGGTAAGTGTCTTTACATTCCACCCGGCCTCATATGCCGCCAGTTCCTTAAGGTCTTCTGTCAGCTTTGTTTGCCAGTCGCCGGTAAGTCCGGTTAGTGCTTCTTCCAGGTCGCGTAACAGTTTATTCAGCCGTGCGGTGCTGCGACCGTCGTCGCCAAATAACAGCACCTGCCGTTTGATTTCATCTCGCATTTCCTGAATGAGCGGTGCGAGGTCTTTCACTTCGCCTGATGCGGTGCGTTGTAGCCATATTTGGTGGCTGATTAGTGATGTAAGTAAGCTCATAGATAAACCCTGTGGCGCTAAAGTTAATAGCATACTATAAGAAAGCCCCTTTCGGGGCTATATGTGAACTTACTGCTGGGTGGTGTCCTGTTGCTGCGCCGACTGCGGAATTTCTCCTGCTACCTGAGAAACAGCACCTAACGGCAGAGGCACATCTTCGATAGCGTTCTGAATGTCCTCATCTGTCCAGTCAGTTACGCCAGCTTTACGCAATGCCGCGTAATAAGCGGTAGCCGGTAGCAGGCCTGCGTTGATATCGGCCATCCACTGAGCACGGTCCTGAGCGGTCATCGGTTGCAGGAAGAACTCCATATTCAGCTTGAACTCAATCTCAGTACCGTCACTAAGCCCAAGCATACCAGCTACCCATTTCAGCGCATCGGTATACGCCATGCTTACGTTACGTGCGATTGTTGCCATAACGGACGTATCAGCGCCGCGTTGCAGGCGTGCCGATTCAGCAGTGATTTGCTGCGTCGGGGTGATAAGCTGCGCGCCAATCTGGATGGCCTGATTCTCTTTATCCAGCATGTTCTGCTTGGCAAGATTGTTCTCTCCTGCCTGAACCAGAAACGCATTGCCGCCGTAACCAATGTTATGGCCTGAACGCGACCCCATGCGCACGCCGTGAGGGTTAGCTTCTTTCCACTGCGCCATGCTCATATTCTCACCGGGAGCGATGAACAGAGTAGGCTGGCCTACGACGAAGCTGGACTCCTCATTGTCTGCGCTGTTGCGGAAGTGTCCAATATTGAGTTCAGCCAACGGCAGCAAAGGTGCATCGTCAGGGGTTGAGTCGTTATTCCCCGCGCCAATGAACGTGAACGGAATCACCCCGACCGGAATATTACCGAGTTTCGGGAAGATTTCGATATAGCCACCTTCCATCAGTGCGCCTTTCTGGTTAAAGCGGTACAGACGCTGGCGATACTGGCCTTCGAAGATATCAAGGACGCGGTATTGCTCGCCGTAGTTTGGGCTAAACTCATCCGTGCCGTCGGTGTACTCATATTCTTCACACAATACGACCATAACCACGCGATTGACCGACCCTACGCGCTCGAGGCGCCAGTTGATGATGTTCTCTGCGGTGTAGAAAGCGATTGTCGGGTTAAGTAAGCCCTCGTTTTGCTCAGCCATAGTGGCGACTTCTACCGCGGGGGCATCAACCAGCAAACCGCCACGTCCGACAGCGTCAATCTCATACAGGGTATCCTGAGCGTGCTGCCACAGGCCGACACCAGACCCGTCGCAGTTAGTGGTCAGGTACTCCATCTGAGACGGAATAATCATCTCGGGGTCTTTGCGCATTACGCTGCCTACCATACCGGAAAGCGTTCGCTTGGTGAAGTTGTAGCAAATAGCCCCTGCTTCATATTCGGCCTGACGCTGGCGACCATACACAGGGTCCGGCTCATTCTTGCCGACGTCACGTAAATACGATGTAAGGTCGCCAGAAAGAGCATGTCGCACCTTCTGCCACTTAGGGAAATACTCTTCGTACTGGCGGTGGCGGGTTTTAACGTTCTGCCCTTGCCCTGCGTTACTGTTTGCGGAAACCATTTGTTGTCCTCTTAAAGTGCGAAAGTCACCGGGATGTTGATTACTGGTTTAACCACCGGCATCTCGTAAACTACAGGATAGCCGAGAGCATCCGCCATATGGTCAATGATGCCGTCTTTAGCTGGCTCTCCGTTATCGTCGTATGCCTGCTGTTCCAGCGTCTTCGCTATCTCAGGGCATAAGTGGTCATTAACCCACAGCTTACCTTTTTCCAACGCGGTATTCACTGCTAAAACACGGTCTTTAACCGGGGGGTTGGCGGATTTAGTGCGAACATCAAACCCGGCCTGCTGTAGTAATGCGATATCAGAGATTGACGCTGAGTTGGTTTTGCGGTTCTTGCCGCTGGCGTCGGGGTAAACGACGATGCTGTGACCTTGCGACTTCCACTTCTCGGTAATTACGCGCACGGTGTCCGGCGTGTCGAACAGGCCTTTCAGTTCTGCTACCGCGTGCCAGCCGTCTTTACGCTGCACGTATACGGCACTTGCGTTCTTCGTAACGTTGAAGTCCTGCCCAATGTACAGCGTGTCACCTGGTTGAATTGTCTCTTTGCTGCGGTGCTTACGGCGGTCATACGCGTAATACACGCTGCCGGAGGTAAGGTTGACGAACTCACCATTCAGGTACGCGTTAATTAATTGCGCGGGGTAAGTCTCAGTCAGTGAGCTAATGTAGTCAGGCGGCAGGAATCGCGCATTCTCGTGTGTGGAAGCCTGCACCATCGAGTAACTTGGCGTCGGATTCTCTTTGAACTTGGCATAGACGAACTTAAACCCTTCCGGCGTCGTGGTGACAGAGATGTGGTTAATTACACCGGGAATAACCAGACGCATACGGGCTACTATTTTGTTCCACGCCAGCTCCGCTTTTTCTCGGCTCAATACGTCCAACTCATCGACGACCGCAGCCGCGATTTTGAAACCAACAATCGAGCCAGGGTTATCCATTGAACGGCAGATAACTGTACCTAACACTGTCTTACCGCGGGTGACAACAACTTCTTTGTCGCCAGATTTAACCAGCACATCGAGGCCTAGCAGGTTAGCGGCTTCCTCAAATGTCGGGTAGAAGATGTCGCGAATAGCCGGGTATGTGGGCCCGAAGTAGCCGAGGCGCGTACCGGGGTGCTTGAGCATAAACGTAAGTAAGTCCAGACAGCCAACAAAGGTTTTGCCGCTTCCGAAGCCGCCAACGTAGGCCTTGTATTTATTGTCGCAATTCAGGAACAGTGCCTGTGGTGCGGATAGCTGAATACTCATTCCTCTACCTCGCCCATATTAGTTGTTACGATTTTACCTACTGGCTCAGCGACACTGAAAACAATCTCAGTCGGTGCCGTTTCTTCGGTGGATTCAACTGGTTTCTCTTTGCTAAGGCCGAGCTTAGCCGCGGCAAACGTAGCTGAGATACCTGCGGCCCCTGTCTCGGTGAAATATGCCTCTTCCAGTGCCTGTGCGGTCTCGTAGGCTTCTGCGAATGCGGGAATCTCACGCAGCCACAGCTTAATAATCGGGATAGTGACACCAATATGTAAGGCGAAGCGGGCCAGCGACGGTGGTTTATCCTGAATCAGCGGGCGTTCGTCGCCTTTGGACGTAGGCACAAGCTCCCATGACGTGCGGTCGAAGAACTCGATTAACGCGTCGCAATAGTCCGGGTCCCACAACGCAGCGGAATTACGGGATGATTGATAAAGGCTCTGTTTGCCGCGCGGTCGTTTACGACGACGGTTTGCGCTAACTGCTTCTTCATGTGCAGCTTGCACCACCTCTGGCGATGGCTGCTTGAGTTTCAGCTTCATAGAATCCCCTTGCATATGCGTCTGACCATCAGAGCGCATCAGACGCGCCCTACGCGTCTAAAGGGATTATATAAGGGGATTGGGTGGGATGTACAGAAAAGCCCTCAGTAGAGGGCTTGTGGTGTGACTATTCGGTTATATCGCCGCCGTCTACCAGTGCGATTGGTATTCTAACTTCGCCGTTGAATGTTTCGGCGTACCAGAACTTCTCGCACTGCGTTACGCTGAAAACATCGAGTTCTGACGTAGCGCCTGTTTTCCAGTAGATAGTTAACTTTTTCATTCCCCACTCTCCTCTTTAGCAATGCGTTGCTCTGTTTTAGTGATACCCCGGCGCGTGAATAACACCGGGCTTGTTTTAACGTGTGTCATCAGACGATTGTTATAAATTACGTGGCGCTCGCAATCGACGTCTTTACTGTACTTCGCAATCGTCATTTCGTTGATGCCGGTTTGTCGGCAAGTCTCTGCCATCGTGCCGTATTCTTTAATCAGGTTCGGAATGCTGGTAATCATCCTAAGAAATTCCTCGTTGTCCACATCGCATTCGGATATTTGTTATCGCGGTCCTGCACTACAGCAATCATGTTACCGCGTTGCACGAGGCAGAAGTGGCGTTGCTGCTCGCCGTTGTAGCGACGCCAGATTGCTTCTTCGATTGCTGCGTTGATGTCACTGAACATAACTACCCCACTATCTCATCACCAAGCCACGCCGTTTCTCGTATATCGTCAACCACACAGGCGGCGTGCTCACGGCTAATTGCAAAAATGTAGAAGCTGAACTTCTTCCCGTCGGCGTCGATGTGGTTAACCGAGTAAGGTTTCCACAGGACGCCATCAATTACTACTGGTTCAGGCGCTTTCATTCTTCATGCGCTCAAGTAACAACTTAAACGCCTCCAGTTGAAACTCACCGTTAATCGACAGTTGCCCGCCTAACGTCTGTTTCTCCGACTCAAGCACCATAATACGGCGCTCGAGCGATGCTATTGTGATTTTAGGCATTGGTGTCACCTTTGTTCAGGTTGAAGCGGTTAATCAGTTCACGGCGTGTCTCGTACAGCGACTCTACCATTTGCTCGGCTACCGCGATTTTAGTATTCAGGACGTACATCACGTGGCTGATATCTACGCCGCTGTTAACGGCCTCTACCATCATCTTTTCGTAGTCGCGGTCAGTCATTCCTTACGCTCTCCCCACATGCGATTGAGATACTTGTTCTTGTCCGGCCCCGGGAAACTGTTACGTTTCATCAGTTCCTCGCGTGTCGGGAACGGGGTGTGATTGACTTTACGGCCTACTCGTAATGGTGTGCTTACTGGGCCTTGTTCGCTCATTTCTTCTCTCCTGCATATGCTGCTTTCAGGGTCTGCATCGCAGCGAACCAGAACGCGGCCGCCGGGATGCTGTTGCTCAGGTTACTAACGGCGATGCGTGCCATCAGTTGTGCGTCTTTAAATGCTTCGATATCTGTGATTTTCATCTTCTCTACTCCGTTCTCGTTGTCGATGAAGTAAATATAGTAGGGTCGAGGGTAATAGTCAACTAGTCATTGCAGAAAATAGATAAAAAAAAATCCCGGCTGGGTCAGGGCCGGGATAAAACTGGAGAGCAGAGGGATGGAGCAGGAGGTGATTTAAGTATCGTCTGATTAGTCTTAGGTGTCAACCTTTCACCGCGCGCCCAATAGCCTCAGCCTCCCGCCACGGTTTACCGTCGAATAGTGCAAGACGTCCCGCGGTACGGCGACGCAGGCCGAGTAATGGTTTGCCGTTCTGGTTGATGAACAGCGCCAGCTTAGCCCGCAGCGTCGAGATATCGCCGGAACGCAGCGCCTTACCTGTGCCAGTAGTAGCGGCAATCACACCAGCACCTGCGTTGTATACCAGGTCACACACTGCGTCGAACTGCGCCTGGGTCAGTGAATGGTGTGCTGCTGCATCAACCGCAACTACAGCCTTAGCCATATCACGATTCAGTAACAGGAGGCCTTGCCCCTTCGTAATCTTCTGCCCTTCGTACACATGAGGGCCATAGCTTCCGTAGCCTATGGTTAAGTATTTTTCCGAAGGTGTCGCGCGGTATGCGGTCCCGCGGAATCCCTCGAACGCAGCGGTAAAATGCAATCCATTATCTGAAATGTTTCGAGACACGCTTATGCCCTCCGTATGATAGCCACGCCTGGCGAATCTGACGCAGCGAAACTAATGTGATTAATGTCTCCGGCAGCGTCGGCGACATGCCACCCTGTAACAGGTGAATACACCCGGCAGCGCAGACGATAGCAGTCAGGATATAGAGCACCCGACCAAATATCCCGTCGTCAACGCTGGGGTGATACACGTTAAACAGCGATGTGCCTCCGATCGCCAGCATACCGCCGAACCAGAATAACTCATTCATCTGTGCCTCCTCGACGTTCGATGTATTCTCCGGCTACGATGCCAGAAAGGCGGGAATAGATAGGCATCCAGAGAATGGCAATGATGAATCCGAGGCCAGCTATCTCGCGCTCACCGGTAATACCGAACCATTGGGCAGCAAGAGGCGCGCCGAAAATGGCACACGCGAAGCCGGTTAGAAGAAATACCAGTCCGTCAATCGGCCCGGATATAGACTTTTTATGTTGTCTTAGTCCGACCAATCCACCTACCAGCGCGGCAGCGAGAAGCCACCCCGTCACTGTTTCAGTAAATTTATCCAAGATGAATCCTCCAGGTGCGTATTAAGTATGCAGTAACTGGAGGATAGCACGGTTAGGAATTATCTTAATAACGGTTTATTTATGTCTCCAGATGTACTGTCGTCTCTGTGGTTTCGTCGGAATATCATCGTACCCCAGCGATTTCCAGTAATTAAATAGCCGATTAGCTATAGCGGCGCGTTCCTGCGTTTTAAACTCACCGAGGTTCACGGCCTTACCGTTCTGGAATCCGCAGGCACGGATAGCTTTACGTCTGGCCTGAATCTCAGGGTACAGCGTGTTACCGCGACGCTTGTATATCTGTGTTTTAGCTCTCGGTGACAGCGGCGCAAGGCCGCTTCGTTTCAGGATGTCAGTTGCAAGGGTCATAGCAGAATACCTAGTTCGTATATGGTTTGCTGGTCTACAAACTCAGGCGCTATAACGTCACTATAACCACTATACACCTTACTCGCTTCTCGCACGAGACAACGGGCGGCCGCTTTTATTTCCAGAAGCTCGGCTTCTAGTTTCGCGTAGTCTTCGTAGCCTACCCAATCACCTTCATCGTGTGGCCCTATTAAACCACCCTGTAATAAATATCTCTGTACCATAATCACTTCTCCTGTTTACCAAGTCGCTTAGGCGAGCAGATAGCGCGTACCTCTGAATCGTTGGGCTTGTCGCCCTGAAACAGGAAGTGCGCGTTCTCTGCGGCGCGTGCCGCTGACTGGCACGCCTCCATCGAATAAAACGTTTCTGATGCCGCCAGGTGCATATGCCCTGCGGACAGTACCCAGATAAACAAGATGCTGGTCATTTCTTTAACCCGCACTTCTTGCACATCATCGAAGCACTTGTATCGTAAAAGTACCAATCGTGCTCGCATTCCTGCGCGTCTTCCTTACGGCAACCATATTGCTCAGGCACGCACCCGCCTTTGCGGATAAGTTTGTACGCCTCTGCGTCACCAGTAGCCCGAACCAGCGCCAAATGCAATTCCTTAAGCTCCGCCCGCGCATCGCGTAACTGGTTCTTGAGTGACTGCACCTCATGCGCCAGGTCTTCGCGCTGTTGCTTGTACGGGTTGTGCTCCAGACCTATGTAAGCATCGATTATTGCGTTTTCCTCGTCGGTATAGTTACCGCGACCCGCGATACTACGGTCGATACTCCACCGTTCAATCTCACCCATTACATCTACGACAGATAGCTGCTGCCGTAGCTGGTCAATCAGGTACTCGAATACTTCGTTTTTGTTACTCATCATCAAACCCCATTGTTATCACTTTCGTGTCGCCGTTACACACCGAAGTGCTGCCTAGTATCTCGTAAGCATCAACCAGTTCGCCTAAAGTCCAGGACCTATACCCTTCCATCCAAGTTGCTGCGGGAATCATATTCTGTCTCTCCTCTCGTTCGTGTAAATGAATAGTAGCCTATTCTATCTTAGCGTGCAAGTAAATTTTATTGGTGTTTTAAAGATAATCGTTCGCTACGAATCCAATAGTACCTTGGACGTCTGGCCCACTGACGCCATCGCATAACACGGTACTTGTTGCCGTCTGACGCAACAATAAGCCCTAATCGCTTTTCCCCGTTTCTACCGGTCCAGGTTACGATGTCATTCAGTTTCATTGTTGCATCTCCTGCAATAGTCGCTTCGATTGTTGCGTTTGGTGAAATAGAACAAAAATGAGAAAAATGATACGCTGCTGTGTAGCAGCGTAAGTCACTCAGTAAAATCTTAAACTATTGAACATCACACTTCCGGCGGCTCGGGTAAGGGCATCCAGTGGGTTACAACTCCCGCATCATTCGCATACAGCTTGCTGTAACAATATATTTTCCAAATGGGAGTGTTGTCGGCGTACACGAAGTAATAACCCTCATGCACCTGACTGTCTTCCGTGCAAACAAGAATGTCGGCAAATTCTTCCGGCATCCGCTCACTACACTTAATCCACTCACCCATAAATCACCTCGGATTCGCAACAGACAACACACCAGCTTTCCACGCCCGCCACGCGAGACGCGTCTTAACGTTCAGGTATTCTTTCTTCGAACCCTTGTTAACCGGCAGACCCTCGACGACGGCCCACCGCTCGAATGCTTCTCTCATAACTCAACTCCTGCGTCTAACATTGTGCCCAGGGGCATAGCACCGTGTTCTGTCTTTACTTATCACCCAACCGTCGGACCTTGCTCGCCTTGCACACTCGGACCACGTTTCCCCAGCATACTCCCCTGAGTCCACCATACTCCATTGTTTTGAATTACACTCATCGCAATCACAATAGAGATGTACAGCATATCCCGCGGCTACCATACCAACCCCCACAACGCGTGCACCGCATAAACGGCGCTGACAATTAAAATAAACGGGTAATTATTCATAACCTAGTCCTTAACCCTTACCCAGAACTCACCCTGTACCCAGCACCATAAAAGATTACGTGTATTGTTCACCATCCCGTAATCATTGCGAGCACGAATCGGATAAACGTCTTTATACAGCAGAATCCCTGTTCGCAGAAACTCAGGATCGCGAGTCGCAGCGCGCCACATGTTGTAAAATTGCTCAAGCCCAGCGCCCCTGGCCATTACTCGCACCTTATGCAGTTTTTCGGCAACAGTTTCCAGTTCGGTGGTATTCATTAACGGCAACCTCCCTCAGAGTCGTCGGCACGAGCATCGTGATTCGATGCCGTTCGTAGCGCACGTAAAACTTTTAGCAATAGCTCGCATGTCCCGGAAGAAATAGTTGGACCATCTAAGATAACAACCTCGTATCTGTTTACCTGAAAATGCACTTTCTCCAGTCTATGATGTTTCAGTTCTTCAAATAATTCTTCCATCACTTAGCCCCTTTGAATTTAAAATTGTTGCCGATGAGTTTCATATCCTGCGCGTATAGAACGGTGAGATACGACCCCGTTAAAGATTTGGCAAAATAGATATTATTTTCTCTATGAAATGCGAAGATAACCGCTAACTCTCCGGTCTCTGTAACCCTCACCAACTGACCCTTCTTAAACATAACCCTCACTCCTCTGTCTTATTTAAAGTAGATAGCGAATTTCTTGTAACCCGCAGGCTCGTTACGAAGCCCTTTACCGTTAGCGAAACGTTGTACGTTGATAAAATCATTTTCATCCATTCCGTCGGTGTCGAACGTACAGAAGTTGCGTTTGTTCCCAATAATTACGCGCTCTGAGGTATCGATGCCGTAAACTTCTTTGATTGCGGAAACTACGCTTGCAGTCGCTTTGTTCATTTCTGAATTCCTTATGTCTCGTTCCGATAAGTGAATAGTATACTATTATGTTGGGGTGTGCAAGAGATTAGTTACGTTGCCGTTGTGATTCTTTCGTTTCTTAAAAGAGTACGCAACGCAGTGGGTGGGCGTTAGCCCACCCCAGCGGAGTGAAGTACTCTCTACATTGCTTACGGCAACTATAGAAACTTTTAATTATCAGTGACTTGGGTATTTAGGCGGGATTAACAATAGACTTTGGCCCTTCCGAAAGCGCCAGCGGAACTACACTCAAGTGCCTAATGGCACGCGTTGCGTTCCCTGCCGCTCCGCGGTCGCTTGCGATATCTCACAAGCTCAGTGAAGCTTAGCATATTTTTAAGTAAAAGTCAATACCAGTAGCATCTTTTGTATCTTAGTAACTTTGTGCGGTGTTTTGGTTGCTTTTACATTCCCGCTATCCTATACTCGGTTTCACCAAACCAACAGGAGATGTAAAAATGCAGCATTACATGACACAGAATGAAGTAGCTGAACGTATCGGGGTGACCCGTCAGACAATTAATAACTGGTTGCGCAGTGGTAAATTCCCGGATTGTTGTATTAAGGTTATGGGCCGCCGTTTACCAGGAACATTTGATCGTAATAAAGTTGAAGCGTGGATTAAGGAGAACGTGAAATGAAAGGTGTAATATTCCATGATAAAGAGAACGACAATTCTTATATGGTTTATTTGGTGCAAGGCGAGTATGCGTTGTGCTTTAACGTTTCTTGTAAACTGGACTCTTATTCACCGTTTTGCGTTACAGAAGAATTGCAGTTGATTAGTCTCCGAAGACTCAGCACAATGTCGGCCTCCATCGATGTCTCTGACCACTTAGCGTACGTTTATCAGTATTTCGGCGATGAGATTGTTGTAGATTATTATCGTAAGTATGAGCATTTGATGGGATGTCTGGCTAAAAGATAAAAGAAAGCCCCGACGCGGTGAACGCCGAGGCCAAATTACTTGCTGAAGGAAATACAACATGTACGATGTAATTTTATCCTACTCGTGGTCACGTCGCAACGCGCGAGCAGAGAAAAAGGATATAAACGTCAGAACCACACACACGGCAACACTGGACGACCTGAAAGAGTTAATCCGGCCGCTCGATGCCGTCCGCGATGGGATTAACCCTAAGACCGCTCCCGGTTATATCACTGCCGCGTGTGACTCAACGCACAGCACCGTAAAAGACCCGGAAACCGGTGACTTTAAGCAGGCACGTAAAGGCTTTTTCTATCGCTGTGACGCGTCTGTAAGCAAATCGTCACTGGCGTATCTGGACTTTGACAGCGCAACGCCGGAAGAATATCAGGAAGCGGTGCGCCTGGTTAAGCGCAGCCGCCATGCCATGTGCCTCTATACCACGGCTTCCCATACAGATGAGTCGCCACGCTTTCGTGTCGTCATGCCGCTGGCCCGCCCGGTTGAAGGCGGTGACATCATCCGCGTTCGTCATGGATTGCTGGAGCACTTCTTCAAAGGCATGGGCGCTGACCGCAGCGGGTTCACTCTGTCCCAGCCGATGTACCTGCCGCCGGTTGGCTCTACTGTTATCTGGTCGCGTCGCAATGACCTGATTGACCCCGACGAGTTACTGGAAGGTATCCCCGCCGTTGATGTTAGCAGCGCATCGGATTACCAGATACCGGAAGAACTGCGCACCGCGTTTACTGATGCGTTTGAAGCACTGGCGTTTGAGTACGGCGGGGTCATGACGCCGCGCGGCCTTAAGATGCCTGCTACACCGGAACATGCAGAGAACTACAGCGACCCGACGCCGCGCCCGGACGACTTCCTGCTGTGCTTCCCGCGCGAGGGATACGAAGCGCCTAACGTAACCATGATTCACGACACCGACATCACGGCGACCGAAGGCATGCCCCCGAAAGAGGTGTGGAAATACGCGTGTGATGCTACCGGGCTGCCATTCAGTGAAGTGGCAGAGGCCATCGGTTGGGGTGCGCGTGAATCTGTCTCATGCAGCCTCGACGACCTGGAAGACGACGAGGACTCAGAGGAGGACGAGCTACCGGAACCGGTAAAGGCTGATTTCGTCGTAGAAGGGTACATGCCGTCGGATTGCATCTGGGATATTGTTGGGGAATCTGGCACGTACAAATCATTCTATACGCTGGGGATAATGTACCTGAGCGCCGCCGGATACCGGTTTGCAGGGGCTGATACCCAGCGTTGCCACCATTTCTATATCGACGGTGAGGGTGGCGCAGCTACCCGCACACGTATCGATGCACTCGCAGCCAAATATGGTGAGGAAGGTAAAGATTATGTACATGTCATCGATATGGGTGAAGTCGGCAAGCTGAAAAGCCTGATTAAGCTAATGCGTGAAACTGCGGGCGACGAGCCAATCGGCATGGTTGCGTTCGACACCCTTAATCAGACCCTGGCCCTGACGATTGATAAGTTCGATGAGAACAGTTCATCAACAGCAATCGGCATGGGTAAAGTTATCGCCATTCTGAAAGAAGTACGCGACGCAACTAAAGCCGCGGTGGGTGTCGTTCACCATACCCCGAAGGGCGGAAAGAAAGCCCGCGGCAGTGGGGCGCTGTATGCGGGTGTCGACGTGGAACTGACAATAGAACGCGCGACCGAACGTCAGATAAACGTATACCACTCTAAATTTAAGCACGGGCCTCAACAGAAAACGGTTGGTATGGTGCTGGAGTCGGTACAGTTCCGCGAAGCCCCGCCGTCGAAAGAATACCGCGCGGTTGAGTTCCTCGGTAGCGCAGAGGAATACGGCACAATAGTAAACCTCGACCTGCCTGAGCCGCACAAGGCGCTTGTGCTGATGCCGTGGGGTTTCGAGCCGTTCAAAACTGACGAGGAGAAAGAGAGGGAAGAAGGGCTGACAAAGGAAGGTAAAGAAAACGTACGTAAAACCGTAGAGAACGCCGTCAACAGTTCAGAAGCCACGATACTCGCCGCGTTTGAACTGGCGGAAGGAACCTACAACGGCAACGAGGGCATCACGGTAGCCGCAGCGAATAAGCTCGCGCAGTCTGACCCCAACGCAAAGGCGTTTAACTCCAAAGAAGCCATAGAACGCGGGAAGATTAAGAAAATGGTTGAGGCGGGGTATCTCGTGCCCGGGACTGACGAAAACAATCAGATAATCCCGGGCCGTTACAGACTTAACACCCGGATAACGGATAACAAGATTCCGAAGACAATATACGAACCGAATGAAATGTTGACAGTAACAGAGGAGGATTTGGAATGAGCGGTAAATTTAAAGAAGTAAGCGACGAACTGAAAGGTAATAAATACACCAACCACAGAGGTGAAGTAGTGGAAGTTCTTAACGTAGTTCCTTATGGGCGTGGGTATCATGTTGTATACAGCTACACAGAGGCTTACAGCGTGTATTGCGGGTTAGGTAAGTTTCGAAAAAGATACCCGATAAAGGTGCAATAAAAAAAAAGAAAGGGGCGTTAAGCCCCTTCACCAAACGCCAGCCACTTGGCGTCTACTTGCAGCACTTCCGCCAGTTTGAACAGCGTCGCCGGGCGGACGTCCTGAGTTACTCCAAGCGCCAGCTGGTTAATTGCACCCTGGGAAACGCCGGCCAGAACAGCCAGACGGCGCTGGGAGATGCCGAGTTCTTTACGGCGTTGTTCTACACGAATGCCTAGTTCAGATGGTTGCATGTCAATTACTCCTTAGTCAGTTGATATGTGAATAGTACCATATTAATTATTTTAGAAAAGCCCATTGACAAGTGAATAGCTCGCTATTATAGTTAGCACATACCAAACGAGAGGAGCGAAACAAATGTTAGACCAATTTCTGAAATTACTTGAGCGTTTCGTAGTTGCCCACGAACTGATTGCTGCGAACAGTGTGAAACAAGTAGTCGTTGCTGAAACCGCAACAATCGAGACCACTGTTGCGAAAGAAGCAACAAAAGAAATCCCAGTCGAAGGTGAAGACCTCGTCGACACTAAACCGGCAGAAGAAGAGAAGCCAAAACGCAAGCCGCGTAAAGCTAAAGTAGAGGAGCCGACGCCAGAGCCGGAAGAAGAGAAGGAAGAAGTCGATTACCAGTCTCTGCGCGACCAGATTCAGGCTATCGACGATGCGATTAATGAAGGTCCGAGCGATGCCGCGTGCGATGATTCCGATGAACTGCTGGAAGAGTTCACCGGTAAGAAAATGAAGATTGCCGCGATTAAAGACGAAGACCTGGCCGAGTACCTGGAACGCCTGACGGCAATCAAGAACAAGTATTTCGAAGAAGAATAACTATCTCGCGGCCTTCGGGCCGCTTTAACTGAGGGTCGGAAATATGATTTATCAACTCTACCGCGCCGTAGACAGGCGAGATAACACCGAGGCGTTGTGGCTATTGCGTGCGCCGTCAGGGGCGCACCAGATGGAAGAGATGGCCTACTTAGGCAAAGTACCACGGCCTAAAGATATAGGCCGTCATGTGTCGCAGATTAAGCGCACGACTTTCGCCAAGCCAGACTTTTATGTCTTCGAGTCGATGTATGGCTGGGCTATGCATTGCGATCATAAGACCAGGCATTTAATTGACCAGTGGGAGAACATGGTATGACGGATAAATGGTGGCTTAATTTGCGCAGCGGTGACAAGGTTTACACCGTCGGTGACCGCAGAAAGAACAGTGGCGCAGCTACTGTTCTACAAAATGGCAAAAAGTACATACACATTGCGCATGAAGCTCGGGCGCTCCGCGTGAATAAATCATCCGGCAGGCTTGAGGATTACCCAAAAACATTTATATACAAAAGTGAAAAGCATCACATGGCCGCTGTTGACGCAAGACGTCAGTTCGCAGGAATGTTGCGACAGTTAAGTGACTTACATCGTGATGATTCTTTCATTCCTACAGAAGAACAGTTACAAGCATTAAACTTGTATTTGGAGAGTTTACGATGATTCTAAAAGAACGCGGCGGCAATAATGATGTGCACGCCTTACTGTCACCGTCTGGGGCTAAAAAGTGGCTTACATGCAGTGCATCACTGGCCTGTGAGAAAGATATTCCTAACACGTCGGGTAAAGCCGCTGTATTAGGCACAGCCATGCACACCATAGCTGAGGTACATCTCAACGCCTATATTCGCGGAACTGCGTTGCCGTTAGAGCGTGAAGTTGGTGCTTACGTGCTGGATGAGGGTAAAGGCCAGATTAAGGCGCTAATCAGCCCGATGAAAGGTGCGGTACTGATTACGGCGGACATGATTGAGCAGGTGCGCAAGTACACCGACTACTGTAAGGCAATTATCGATGTAGCGACTTACGCCAAGCTCGAGATGCGCGTCAATCTTACGGAGGTATTGCATCCGGGTTACGAAGGCGTTGAGACGTTCGGAACGGCTGACCTTGTTGCCGTTCAGGAACTAGCAAACACCGACGAGCACATGCTCATTATCGGTGACCTGAAAACAGGACGGCATCGTGTCGAAGCGAAAGAAAACAAGCAGCTTATGCTTTACGCTCTCGGTGTTTATCGCCGACTCAAGAGGCGCTATAACATCACCGTGGTTCGTCTGGTAATATTCCAGCCGTACGCTGGTGGTGCGTCGGAGTGGGGCATCTCGGTTGAAGGTCTGGAACTGTTCGCCAAGTTTGCACAAAAACGCGCGCTGTTAGCCCTTGATGCGTATTCCCGTGGCAAGAAGAACCTGAAAGCGTCTGACTTCAGGCCATCGGTAGATGGTTGTCAGTGGTGCCGGTTCTCCGAACAATGCGCCGCACGTACAAAGACGGTTAACGCAGTACTGGCGGAAGAACTGGAAGACGATTTTGCGCTTGAGCTTACGCCTGAGCAACTCGTAGCTGAGTATGAGAAGTTGCCGTTGTTGCGACAGCACATCGACAAGGTCGAGAAAGCTATGGCCGCCGCGTTGCATTCCGGTAAGAAAGTGCCGGGGTACAAGCTGGTAGAAGGTCACCATGGTAATCGTGCGTGGAAAGATGCGGAGAAAGTAGCAGAACTCTACGGCGACAAGCTGACTAAAGAAGTGCTCATGTCACCTACCGAAGCTGTTAAAGTCATACCGGAAGAAGAACTGAAAGACTTCATTACCCGTAAGCCCGGCGCACCGTGTGTTGCAACGGCAGACGACAAACGCCCTGAGTGGAATCAGGTAACAGAGGAGGATTTAGAATGATGGTTTATATACTCACGCGGTATCACCGCCGATACTCTATTCAAGAACTTGATATTGTTTCTGTTCACGCCAAACGCGCCGACGCCGACAAAATTGCAGAAGAGAAGAACTCAAAGCATGATGCGGTGCAACCTTATATCTATAAGGTAGTTCCGAAGAGACTTAAATAAAGTGTTGACAACCTGAATAGTTAGCTATTATAGTTCTAATCACTGGCCGGGCAGTTCCCGGAGTAAACTTTGAAAAGCGAGAAATCAAGATGGGACTGAAATTAAATCTGCGTAAAGTAAACACTGCATGGGTTAACGTATTCGAACGCGAAAAAGACCGTGAAAACGATGATGGCTCAATCACTAAAGGCCAGTACAGCGCGACTATTATCCTGCCGTCTGACCATGCTCAAATCGACGCGCTTTACGATACCGTTTACGCTGTAGTTGAAGAAGCATTAGGCGCAGCCGCTGCCGAGAAATGGATGAAGTCCAACTACGGCGAAGGGAAGCACATGGATAAATGCGCGATTAAAGACATTGCAGAGCGCGACAATCCGTTTGAGGACTTCCCGGAAGGCTTCTACTTCAAAGCGAAGGCACAGAAACAGCCGCTGATTGTAACCTCTAAAAAAGGTGAGACTCAGGTAGAGCAGGACTTCAACGTAGACGGCGAACAGATTGAAGGCGAACAGGTTTACAGCGGCTGCGTAGCTAACGTAAGTGTTGAAATCTGGTTCAGCCAGAAATACAAAGTACTCGGCGTTAACCTGCTGGCTATTAAATACGTCGGCGAAGGTAAAGCGTTCGGTGGTTCTAAAGTCGCTGCAAGCGTCAATGACCTGGAAGACGACGAAGAAGATGAAGCACCGCGCCGTGAACGTCGTCGCCGCTAATATCTGAATCAATCTAACTAAGGCCCTTCATTGGGCCTTTTTACTAAGGGTCGAAAATAATATGCCTAATTTATTATACCTGGATACTGAGACATTCTCTGAAGCGGACTTAAAGAAAGTCGGATCGTATGCGTATGCGGAGCATCCGACAACCGAGATTATAATTTGTACATATGCCATTGATGATGGGCCCGTAGAAGTATGGGATTGCACTTCCGAACCGGTAATGCCAATAAGCCTCCGCATTGCGCTGCGCAATGTTATGCGCGGACGTATGAGAATTGTAGGCCATAACTTTTTAATGTTCGACAGGCTTGTTATGAAGCACTGCTGGGGCGTTGATATCAAGCCAAGAAACACCATTGACACGATGATTAGAGCGTTTCGTCACGCGTTGCCGGGGTCACTTGATGCGCTGTGCGAAGTGCTGGGCGTATCTGCGGACAACGCTAAAGATAAACGCGGCAAGGCGCTGATTCAGCGTTTCTCTAAACCCACGCCGAAGAACTACAAAATCCGCCGCTACACCGCTGAAACTCACCCTGACGAGTGGGCTCTGTTCATCAAGTATGCCGTGAGCGACATCACTGCGATGCGTGAAGTCTTCCATAAGCTGCCGCGTTGGGGTAACTCAGAGTTTGAAGACCGCGTACTGGAACTGGACCAGTTAATCAACGACCGAGGCTTCTTTGTTGACACGGCTCTTGCTGAGGCGGCGGTAGCGGCAGTGGAACGCCACAAGCAAGAGCTAAAAAACGAGGCCCGCGCGAAATTCGGGGGGAAACTAACTGGCAAAGATTTCCTGCCAATCCTTCGGGAACTGGCACCGGCCTACAACATTTATAATGCGCAGAAAGCAACGCTCGAAGGTTTGCTAGAGGACGACGACCTGCCTGATGATGCGCGTACAATCATTGAGATGCGCCTCGGCGCGGCCTCCACGGCGTCGACAAAATACAAACCGCTCCTGCTAGGACGGTCCAAAGACGGACGGCGCCGTGGTTGCATCCAGTACGGTGGGGCAAAGCGCACTTTACGATTTGCGGGTAAAGGGTTCCAGCCGCAGAACCTGTCGCGTGGGTACTACCACGACGACCCAACCAACGAGGAAAAGAAACTCGTACGCCAGCCGTGGGAGTCTGACGAAGACTGGAACCGCAGGCTTAACCCGCTATCCTTCGGCATCAATTTGCTTTTAAAGGGTCGGGCGCATCGCCGTTTTGATATATCTAAACTAACGGCCTCAACTGTCCGCAGTTGCATCATCCCGGAAAAAGGCAATAAGTTGCTCGTTGCCGACTACTCAAACGTGGAAGGTCGTGGGTTAGCCTGGACGGCGGGGGAGACGTCTGCCCTTGAGACGTTCCGCGCGGGGATTGATATCTATTGCGCCACAGCTGGTAAGATGTTCGGCATGGACCCTATTGAGCTTAAAGCCACCCGTAAGGACCTGCGTCAGGTCGGGAAATGTTGCGAGCTCGGCCTCGGCTACGAGGGGGGCGTAGGGGCCTTCATGACTATGGCTAAAACTTACGGGCTGGACCTCTTTAAAATGACGGAGACAATGCGGGGGACATTCCCTGACCATATATGGGCCGCCACTGCCCGAGGTTATGAATGGGCGCGGATCCAGGAGGCTAAGCGACCTCCAAAACCCGGTAAAAAGGATGAACGGGCCTCTTACGTGTTGCCTAAGGAAGTGTGGCGTACCTGTGATGCTATCAAGCGCATGTGGCGGGAAGCTCACCCGGAAACAGTGAAATTCTGGAACGACCTTAAGGATTCGGTAATTGCTGCAATCAGAAATCCGGGACGAGAGTTTTGGGCGGGAGCCAGAGTCCGCCTTAACGGCGACAGAGCTATTCGCATCTGGCGTACTAAAGAGAAAGACAGACAGGGTAACTTTGTGCCAGGTTGGTGGCTGTGCGTGGAGTTGCCGTCCGGACGCATCATGTCCTACCCTGGCATAGGCTTAAGCGTGACTAAAGAAACTGACGAGGATGGGCGCGTAACAACTAACGTTCGCATTAAGTACCAGGGTGAAAACCAGACTACCCGCCAGTGGACAACTTTGTACACACACGGTGGAAAATTGTGTGAAAACATCATCCAGGCGTTGTGCCGTGATTTACTGGTTAACGGACTCCTGACGGTCGAGGCAGCGGGCTACCCAATTGTACTTCACGTGCATGACGAATGCGTCGCCGAAACACCAGACACACCGGAGTACACGGTTAACGAGATGGGTGACCTGTTATGCTCATTACCTGAATGGGCTGAAGGATTCCCACTAACATGGGCCGGGGAAGAGGTGTACCGTTATGCTAAGTAAACTGATTATAGCGGTACTGGCGGGATTCGCTGCCGGTGTTTACTGTCACGAGGGGCAATACGGCATGATTGTCGCCGTACTAGGCATGTTCATCGCAATTTATCTGTGGGTGCTGGAATGAAAATTTACCGGTTATACGAAGAAGACTGTAGAATCTGTCTGCGCTGCGGGATTGAGCATACGAAACGGGAGGGGTGTGTACTATGACGATGTTTGTATTTTGGTCGACAGTAACCCTGCTCGCACTGTTACTCGGCGCGGGAATAGCCGCGATGTTCTGTTATGGCCTGTTCTTTAAGTTTGTCGGTGTTGCCGTTCTGGGAGGGGCTTTCCTTACTTGGGTTCTGCGCTCATGACTAAAGAGGGCCGCGTACAGAAATACGCAAAGGAGCGATTCGAGGCCCTCGGGGGCCTCGTTCGAAAGCTGTCTTATGAGGGACGCTCCGGCGCCCCCGACCTCCTGGTAATTCTCCCCGGCGGCATTGTCTGGTTTGTCGAGGTTAAGAAAGACGAAAATACGAAGCCAGACCCGCACCAGTTACGTGAACATGAGAGATTTCGAAAACGTGGTGCAAATGTTTTTGTCGTCGGTTCGTTTAAACAGGTTGACGACCTAATAGCGAACTATTATAGTTAGTCCTACACCAACAATATAAGGAATTGAGAAATGAAACACGAATATGACCGCAAGCCAGCCCGTGACATCGTACCAGGTGACATGATTTTCAACGTTAAGACACGCCAGCCTGTTGCCGTTGATACGGTGTTCGTCGAGTCGAACGGTAAACTGGTTATCGAGGACGTAACCGGTAACGTTACGGCGTTTGGGCGTAAAGAGTTAGTTCTGGTGTTGAAATGAACAAATTAACTAGAAGGCCTGATATTGAGGAGGCGAAACGTCTTCTTAACTATGACCCCGAAACAGGCGTATTTACACGGAAAGTAAGCATAAAAGGTAGGAATGCGGGGGAGGTAGCCGGGGGTCCAAACGACAAAGAATACATAGTTATCACCGTATCTGGTGTAAGAATAAAAGCCCACCATCTGGCATGGGCTTTCGTCTACGGAGAATATCATAATGGTGAGCTTGACCATAAAGACCGTAACAGGGCTAATAACGCCATAAATAATATAAGGCCAGCAACCAGGAGCCAGCAGATTCAGAACCGAGACTGCGCATCACATAACACTAGCGGTGCGATAGGGGTTTACCAAATACCCTCTGGCAGGTGGCGCGCCAGAATAGGCGTCAATAACAAATACATCCACCTTGGCTATTTTGACACTATAGAAGAAGCGTCGCGCGTATACCAAAGAGCCGCGGAAATATACTTCGGGGAGTTCAGGGCATGAGTAAGTTTAGGCGCAGGGAATATCAGAAAATAATGACGTCGTTTATGTTACGGCACCCACGTTGCAATATCTGGTGCGGCATGGGAGGGGGTAAAACCTCCTCTACTATGTGGGTGCTCAACAGATTGTTTCGCAACGGGCAGCTTACTGAAGAGGACCGAGTGTTAATTCTGGCTCCTTTACGTGTTGCGTCAGGTACGTGGCCAGCGGAACAGGCACGTTGGAATTTCCCATGCCTGAGTGTCGTAGATGCCACCGGTTCAGAGAAGCGCCGCATCGCGGCGCTGGAGTCCGACGCTAACGTGGTATGCACCAACTATGAAGTTATCGAGTGGCTTATTGACTATTACGGCAAAGACGACTGGCCTTTCACCGTTATCGTTGCCGATGAAAGCACGAAGCTAAAATCATTCCGCAGCCGTTCTGGCGGTAGCAAGCGGGCAAAGGCGCTTAGTAAAGTGGCGTTCGGAAAGGTTAAGCGTTTCATTAACCTGACGGGCACACCGTCGCCAAACGGCCTCAAGGACTTGTGGGGGCAGAACTGGTTTATCGACGCTGGCGAGCGACTCGGTTCTTCATACACGGCATTCACCGACCGATGGTTTAACTCGGTGCAGAAAGGTAAGTCGGCTATGGCGCGGGGGTATCACGCACGACCTGGTGCAGATAATGAAATTCACCAGAAGATGAAGGACATTAGTCTCACGATTGACGCCGCCGAGTGGTTCGGATGCGAAGCGCCGATTATTGTACCGGTTGAAATTGACCTGCCTAAGAAAGCACGTCAGGCGTATATCGATATGGAGGAGAAGCTATTCGCGGAACTGGAGAGCGGAGAAGTCGAAGCGGCTAACGCCGCGGCGAAGACCTCAAAGTGTTTGCAGATTGCGTCTGGTGCCGTGTATGTGTCAGGACCAGACGGAGAAGCAACCAAAGACTGGGAGAAAGTGCACGACACGAAACTGGATGCGCTGGAGTCGATTGTTGAGGAGTTACAGGGCGCGCCGTTACTTGTGGCCTATCAGTTCAAGCACGAACTGGAGCGCATCCTTAAGCGGTTCCCGCAGGCACAGGCGTTTGCCAAAGGTGTGAAGGGTAATAAGCAGATGGAAGCGTGGAACCGCGGTGAAATCGAAATATTATGCGTACACCCTGCGTCAGCCGGGCATGGTTTGAATTTGCAGGACGGCGGACATCATCTGGCGTTTATTTCGCAAGGGTGGAACCTTGAGCACTATTTGCAGGTTGTCGAGCGCATAGGCCCAGTTCGCCAGAAACAGGCGGGCCACGAACGCCCTGTGTTCCTTTACCACATTGTTGCTAAAGACACGCTGGACGAGGTTGTTGCCGCGCGTACCGACGAGAAGAAATCGGTACAGGAAGAATTGCTTAATTACATGAAGAGACGAGGTAAGAAATGAATAATGAGTTTGATATTGACGCTTGCAACGAATTGATAAAAGCCGCTCTTAATGCCCGCGAGCAACTGCTTGCCATGCAGTTAAAGCGAGAAATAAAACGTATCAAGGAACTGGAAGAAGAGGTTCTACGACTACGGCAGCAGCGTGACGCGGCTAACGCTCTTATTCAGGAACAGAACCGAATTATTGCAGGAGATACAGAATGAAAGTCAACGAACTACTCCAGGAATCCGCGTACACCCTCACTCAGCGTGGTGAGCAGAACGGATACGATAAGAAGGAAGAGGCAGTGCTGCCGAGGTTGCGGCGCTGTTTAACCTGAAGACGGGTCATAGCCTTACTGAGTCCGATGCCTGGCAATTCATGATTTGCCTGAAGGAGGTGCGTCTAAAACAGCAGCGGAAGAATGGCGGTGATAAGAAGGACACGCCGATAGACCTGATATCTTACCAGGCGCTGCTCGCGGAATGTTTAACTGATAAATGAAAAAGGCCCCTAAAGGGGCCTTAATTTTACTGTTTAACGCGCATAAGCCAGGGGGCATCTGCGGTGTTGAACGCAAGTACGACAACACTGCCTGGCGGGAGAACTCCCAGACCCAGACTCCCTTTTGCGTAGGTGCTGCCCGCCAGTGGCCATACCTGAACTGTGTTAACCACAACGCTGGTAATAGAGCCGCCAATCAGGGTTATGTTTTCTGGCCTTGCACCAACTGTAATGGTGAGCGGCGAGGTAGCTCCCGCAAAAGTTGCCGTGGTGACCCCCCGCGCTTTATCACCTTTGTTATTCTCGAACACCATCCCAGTTTTTTCGGCCCCGCCGATACCATCGCCGGATTGCGACCGGAAAAAGTTACTAGAAATATGAAGCTGTCCAACATGATTATCCACCGAAATACACGCAGAGGTGCTACTACGGAATGTATTCGCTGTGATATCCGTAAAGTTAGCAGTAGAGCCAAACTGAACCGGGACAGTACCTCCGTTAATGGTGCTGCCAGTTAGCTTGGTCCCTACGCCGGCATCTAACAAAAATGCGTTATTTATATAAGCCTGAGCACCGTCAATTAACACAGTATCTGCTCCCGGGCCAATGTTAATAGCGTAATCTGTATCCTGGCCCGCGAACCAACAACTATTAAACTGGGCGGCCCGGACATTGTCCAGATAGATAAAATTAACATTCGACGGCGAGTCAAAGTTGACGCTGTCAAACATCAATGAAATGGCTTTCGCGGTAGAACTCGCGCCAACCTCAAGATGCACCTTAGAGTAAGAATAGAACACGGCAGCCCGGACGAACACACCTTCTACATAATCACCCAGGCTCATACCCGTAACGCCCCGTTCAAAGCGTCCACCACTGATAGTAGTGTCGAATGTTTTCAGGGCACCATTCCCGAGACCTACCAGTTGAATATCTTTACCGGTCGTACCGGTTGACGCACAGTTGATAATGTTGGTTACGATAGTGTTATTAAGTCGGATAAAACCAAACGCTTTATTATCACCATAGCAGTAAGCATTTTTAATAGTCATCAGCCCGACATTTTGCGCCACAATCTGCTGCTGGGTGGTAGCTACAGTGTTGGTCATGGTCGCGCCAATAATCATGGGCGAATTAACCTGACTGCTGCCGAAGCCGATACGGAAATGAGGCGCGTCTACAGTCTGCATGATTTCAGAACGGTCAAAATTCAACTCAATCTGAGACGTGACATTTATTGCCGCGGAAATCTTATAGATCTTTTTCGCAGGGAATACTGAGCTCTCAACAGTCCTGACGCCACTCAATGCCGCCGCTTGCAGGGCTGCGGTATCGTCTGTAACTCCATCCCCCTTAGCCCCGAAATCCTCAAATGTAAGAACATCACTATTTTTATTATGCTGCGTTCTTGCAACGGCCTCCGTAACTGGTTGCCGGGTTGTTACAAGGGCGTCGCCTAAGTTATCAGCGGGGGATAACAACTGACCGCGCAAAGTGATGTCGCCAACGGGACGCCATGCGCCAGACGCAATACCACCAGTTGACGACGGAGAAGAACCGGCCGGTATAACCTTCGGCAGCAATCCCTGCCAGTAATAGTAATCGTTGTCGCCACCGCCGGCAGACGGCCACAGGACCGATTTATTCCTGTCGTTTGTACTTAGTGTGCCGCCCGTTGTGAAATCAAAGGATGCCGGTTCGAAGCCGATATCGCGCATGATTGCGGGGAGAGTTTTCTGGGTCTGCCCAGTAACCTGATTTGTCGCGTAATCGATATCAGCACCCGTAGCAACACCGCCGGATTTACCCGTGATAACCTCAGCCTCGAAAATCTGGTGTTTCTTGGCGGTCTGTAAATCCGCCAGGCTTAAAACGTCACCGCATCCGCTTGACATATAGAGTCCTCTTTAATTAAAACCATTGCTGAATCCGTCGGAGAAACCGCTACCAAAAGGTGCTACGCCGTCGTATTTATAAAATCCGTCGTCATAGTTGTAGCCTGTAATCTTGACCGTGCGGTCGTCGCCCGGGTCGATTGAAGAAACAACTATCTTCTGTGCATTATGCCTTGCTTCGTTGCCGAATGAAAACTCAGTTTTTAGTGCACTATTCCCCGTGTAGATTGCCTCCTCCGGAGCGGAGAGCATAATCACCTCGCGGTCATGGCTTCCTTTGATAACAGAGATACTCTGCACCGAGCCATCGCGCTTCTTGAGGATGATGGAGTGGTCATCGCCGGGGGTAAACGTAACAGGCTGGGATAGCGTAAGTGTAAGCCCATTAACGGCAACAACATAACCATCCTGCGGCGCGATACGTGAACCTTTAACCACACTGATTACGCCACCCGGGGTGGCGAGTGCGCCCTCTTCGGTAGCTTCAAACTCTACGACAACTTTACTTAACGCGTTGCGCTGATAGCGACGCCACGCCAGCCAGTACGCTTGCTGATAGTTGCGCACGCCCTTCGATTCGTATTCCTCGGTGTTTGCGCCGAGTTCTTCCGGGATATAAATAGTTTCCTGTACGTTAGTATCCGGGTCTATGTACGAGAACGACAGGCTATCGTAGGTTGTCGAATCGTTGAATGTGCGCGACCATTTCTCTGTACCAGTAGTTTTGCTGCGGTGGGTGAACACCATCTCTGGCCCAGCTACCGGGCGGTCGAATCGCAGCATAATATCCGCGCCTTTACGGTATGCAGTACAGAACACGGCCTCCGCTATTGTCTGAACGATGTCCTGCATCGTGGTGTCATAGTCGTCGAACGTGTAGCAGAACTGCCCCGCTAATTCACTGCCGAAATATGACTCAATTTCTTCCTGCACAGCAAGTAACTTGTCCATGTTTGCCGTTGTCAGTTCCAGATTGCCTACTGCGGGGTCGCGAGCCAATCGTATCAACGACTGCACCGCCTGAGTGTTTGGCGACATTACTGTATCGAATACCCCATTGCCTAAGTATTTGTAGCACATCTCGGTTGCGATCATGCGTAGCTCGGGGTTGTCGATACTGGCGGCACGCGGTGTCTGTTTGCGGGCGCAGTGTACCGTTGTCCTGTTGCCATAGTGCGGGGTTGTGTCCAGAGACTGCCCGTACAGGTTAATGAAGGTTATCTCGTCGCTTACCGTTCCGTCGTAGTCCTTGTCGAAATTAGTTATACGGCGCATACGGGCGCGAAAACGAGATGCGGTCGGCAACTGCCCGTAGATAGACGTACCGACGTAATCCGTATTATTGCCTGTAATTGTGGCCTGTACCGTGTAAATATCGCTCAACGGGTTGCGCTGAGAATCAATCATCTGATACTGGAGTTCTACCGTTACGCTGGTGCGGTTATAGCCGCCGTCGTATTTGTAGAGGCCGTTCTGCCCCGCGACGTTAGCGAGCACCCGGTCAACTTCTCCGCGCACCATGTAATACCAGTCGGTCAGGGATACGTCATAGGTGTTGCTAGGGCCGATAAACGTATCAGAACGCTCTGTAAGTGCGTAAGTCTCTCCGCTATTAAGATTTCCCCAGTTACCTATATTCCCGACGTACAGCCGAACCTCGAAGTCGTCGACATATAAAACCTCAAATGAGCCGTTCAGGTTGGTGACGTCCTTAACGTCAAAATTGCTCAACACCGCCACATCACCAACGCTAAGAAACTCAGAAAAAGCAGAGTCACCTGACGGGTCATATAGGTAGCCGGTGGTCGAAATACGTTTGGCGGTCCCACCAGAGCTTGGGTTAGCCCCGATGTCGTTTGGCGCTTTCAGTACAATACCGTCAACGTCGTCGTTGGAATATGTCACATAGAGTTTCTGGTCAATGACGTCGCCGATTTGTAGTTGCGGCGATGTGGTGTTGTTCGGTGATGTATACGGCGCGTATACGGCAACAGAGGAACCTGTGATGTCGCTTATCAGGGTGTCGCCCTCTGTTACGCCATCAGCCTCAATATGCAGATGTCCGCGTCCTGCGTCGTAGTACGAATACTCCAGTAAAGCACCAGTGGAGTTGAACGCTTTATACGTCTGCATCAGGTCGTTAGGGATTGTCTGCACAGTCCCGCAGATGTCATAAGAGCGCTCGTAAGGACGCGGCTTGTTGGAGCGGTCTGTGAGGCTGTTGTTCGGTGATGTTGTCTGGTTATTAACAGCGGTATAGTTAGCGTTAGACGTCTGGCTAAGCCCAAACAACTTGGCGATTGGCTTAAGGATAAAACCGAACACCTTACTAACTGCACCAAGCGCCCCGCTACCAGCACCCTCAATAATGTGGTACACAGCGTCTTCGTCTTTAAGCGCGTCGAAGTCGTCCGTTACGTCTGTATCATCGCCAATCTCGCCGAGGTAGACGCGCACCGGCACGCCGTCCGGGATACGGTTAACGACAAACTCCATCGGCATCCCGACGTGTTTTGTACGGTCGAAAGCGCCTTCCGCGTTTCGCGTGTAGTGCAGGATTATCGCCAAAATTCAATCTCCGTGTACGTGTCTCTGAGGTCCGCCAGCCGGTCAAGCCGTACCTGACGGGATGCAAGCTCGCAATGACTCACCATCCCGTCGAAGTAAACTCCCGCGTGCCACACGATACGACCGCCGCGGCGATACCCCATAAGCACCGCACAGAAGTTTTCAGGCTTATCAATTTTCGTAAGCCCCTTCGTGTTGCGGTGGCCTTCGTCAAACGCTTCGTTAATTGCCGTTGGGCTTGTAACGTCGAACGCCGGGGTTTCTAATCCGGCATCTGCCCGTACAATGCGCACGTGATGCCAGCAATTGCGTTTGCGAAAGTCGTAAGGTATGCCCGTGTAATCATTAATATTCATGTGGTCAACAGGCCGCGTAATAACGGTATCTCTTTAGGTGTCATCAGTATACCAGTGCTTCGTTGGTTCAGCATAGGCGTACCGACATCCGCAGAGAACTCGCCCTTCTCCTGGTTGATGGCCTGTAACTCGTACACGACAGGGCCATCAGCCGGGTAAGACAGGTCGGTGCTGACGTAACGGCGGAATACGAACTTCGGCAACTCGGTATTGCTCATCGGGATTTTATCCATCTCATCGTCCAGTTGATTGAGAATATCCGGTAAAGTAAACGTCGTCGTCTGGTCCATATCACTGTTGTTAGCAGCCCCCGACGCCTCCATCGGGGTTGGTTCGAAGGTGATTGTTTCGCCCGTCTCCAGTGTTGCCGTAAGTTCCTGTAACCCGCGCACAAGATAATACGTCTTTGACAGCAACGGGTGGCTGATTTGCAACGTGATGTAATCCAGTTCGCCGTCGGGATTTGAGGCCAGCTTACGGCGATAGGCTGCTTCTACTGATTCCTGGCTCATTGCATCGGGTCCCAAATTCGTGGAAACGTCGATTGTGCGGTTCCGTAGGCTTTAAGGAAACATCCCAGCCCATCACCATAGCAACCATACAAATCCGGCAGATTGTTAACAAGACACTGGTTCTCAAGGTCCTGGAACGGCGATTTCTCGGCGGTTGCCGTGAAAGTAATCGTCCAGTTAATGCCGTCTTCGGTGGACTCAGCGATGGTGGACGTGATGGTTACCTGGTAATCCTCGATACCCATGCCGAAGTCATGCGCCATCCAGAAACTTGACGCACCGCCATCGACTTTCTCAAGGAACGACAGAAACGCCTGCCGCCCTAGCGCCGATGTAATCAGGGTTACGCTGACAGGGAACACGTCGTAATACGTGTCACGGCCCTGGCGCACCCCGCCGCCAGCTAAATCAACGCTCCATACGTTGTTGCGTCTGGTCATTGAGTAGCCTTTCGACACTATAGGACGGAGGCCACGTGGGAAATATAAGTCGCTCATTATTTGAACCCCGGCGCGTTTCTTGTGGCCTTGCGGGCCTTGCTAATCTTACTGTTGCTGTTCTGCAAAGAGGCCGCCACTTGCTCCTCGATGATGATGCGCAAACGACCTTCATCATCTTGTTCGGTGGATACGCGGCCAATCTGACTCGATGTGTTATTTACAATGGTAACATTAGTTGGTCCGCTATTTCCGCTATTATCGCCGTTTAACTGTTGTCGTGTTTGGCTTGCGTTCACCGCGCGCCCCGCCCCTGCCATCTTGATAATCTCGGGGCCGCGCTCACCAACAAGATAGCTGCCGCCCGCGTTCATTTGACCTCCTTGTTCGCGGAACCCCGTTAAGGCTAACGCTTGGGTACCCGCAACCGTTGATGTGATGCCTGCCATCGCCGGTGCGCTGTTTGTCCCTAGAGTAGCCAGGGACGCCATAGCTGCAGCGGGGGCATACGCTGCAGCAATCGCCGCGCCGGTAGCCGATGCTGTCGCGATGGACGCCGCGGATGCCATTTGTCCTATAATCATGTTTTTCAGGTACTCCACCCCCATCTGCGTTAGCCCTGAAACGACTGAGGACAGAATGGCGTTACCGAGGTTCGCCATTGCTTCGCTAGCGGTCTGTGTGCCGTTAATGAGGCCAACTATGGAGCTGGATGCGGATGCACCAACAGCGTCAAGGGAATCCATTAACATATTGTTCCACTCGGACTGGTTGCGGAAACGCTCCTCGGCCGCGGCGGCCAACCCATCGTTATACTGCTTGTCCAGTTCAGCCCGTGCCTGCAACGCGACTTCATGTACGGAGTTTTCTTGTGCCTCATATTCCTCTATAACCGCAAGACGCTTCTGCCGTTCAAGCTGTAAGTTTGCTATGGGGTCGATTGATGCCAGAACCGCTACACCTTGTTGCAGTTTTTTCTGTTCCTCGGCTAACTCTTTATCAATAGCGTCTTGTCGTTTTTGCCCGTATTGAAGAACTATTGCGGTTTTCGCCTTTTCATATTCTTCAGCAGTTAGCGCCCCTTCTTTTCGGTATTTAGCGGCCTCCTTAAGTTTCTGCTGTTCCTGAGCGTCAATAGCCTTTAACTCGTCGTTGTTCTGACGGGCCAGAGTATCGAGATAATCTTGCGCCTGTTTACGCAATTGCTCCGCTTTCTTAGCGGCGGCTTTCGCATCTTTGTCGTTGGTGTTTCCGGCTCCGCCATTTCCGCCCTTTTTATTAACAAGGCTGGCCAAGTCAATTTCCTGCTTCTTGCGCTCGTCGTACTGCTTGCGCTGTTCCTCAATTTCTTTCTTACGCTGCTTAGACCTGTTGGTAATGGCCTGTGATTCCGCCTCTGCGCGTTTTATGCTGGCGGCGTATGCGGCGTCGGCCTCTGCGGTCAGGTTTTTAAATGTGAGCGCTGCCGTTTTGCTCGGGTCAAACACGTCGGCAAGGGTCTGTCCTAACGCTACGGCGTAATCGTCAATGCGCTGGAACCACGCAATAACCTCGTGGAATGTCTGCTGGATGTCAGGCAGCCACTCACGGATAGCGTCCGGTATAGTTCCCAGCGAGTCGGACATATCAACGGATTTGTCCTCTGTATCGAATGCCAGGTCATCCAGGGCATCAGAAATAAACTTGAACGACTCATTGAACAGCGTTACCCAATCCTGGAGCGTGGCTGCTATCTCATTAGACGCTATAGCGTCGGTGAGCGCTGTAATAGCATCTTCCGCTGTTGCTGCTTGTTCACCTACCGCGTCACCAAAACCGGATTGTGCTACCGCGAGAACAAGGCCATCGAAGGAGTCGGCGAGGCTTGACAATTGACCGTCTAATGTCTTCGAGCGCGTCTCCATCGCTCCGGCGAAATCAGTGTTGCCAATGTTTAGCAGGTATTTCTGAATCTCTTCGGAGTTCTTCTTAACCGTGGTTGTTACGCCGCGGAACGTGAAAGAAACGGTATCCGCCTGTTGCGACGACTTGATGCCAAACTCTTTTAGTCGCTCAAACTCAAAGGTACTGGCGTCGGCAACTGCCTCAATCATCTGATTAAGGTCTTTACCCATCGCCGCCGCGGTGTTGCCGTAGGAGATTAATGCCTCTTTGCTGGGGTTCAGACCCAGGGCCACCAGCTTAGTAAAGCCTTCCACCGCCTGATTAAGCCCGTATGGTGTTTCTTTTGCGAACTGTTGCAGGACGCTGAAAGCCTTAGCCGCGTTCTCTGCGCTTCCGGTCATCGTGATGAGGCCGGAGTTCAGCTTGTCGAAGTTGCGCTGGGAGTCCACCAGCGCGCTGAATACCTGCTTAGCAGTTTCCAGACTGACAACGGCGGCGGCGGCAGCGCCCGCAGCTTTGGTAAGCCCGTTCAGTTGTGATGTGGTTTTATCGACGCCGGTCGATGATACTCGTACTATCAAACTAGCGGTATCAGCCATGATTTCTACCTTCAAAGATTGCTTCTAAGCCCATGATAATGTCTATCTCGAACAGGCTAAGCTGTTTTTGCGTAACATCGAGATAGGCTTTCAGGTCTTGCCACGTAACGGATTCTCTTGCGAACAATACTACAGCGTCCTCGCGCGCGTGTCGCGTAAACTTAATGTCGCAATACGTCTCAAAGGTGGATATAAAAAGGGGTGGGCATTCTGGCCCACCCCGTCGCGCTGCACGTTTTTTCTTATCGATTACACCCATCGCGATAAGCGCCT